CCGATCTCAGAGTAAAGAAGACCCATCTGCCATCAGGGCTCAGAATGAAGAAAGGTTCTTGAATGCAATGAGGGCAGCTATTAGAGATGGATTAAAAGATGGTAAGATTAACATCAGTGTAGATGGTGAGATATTGGGAGATTATTCTTTGGGTTCTCAGCAAGATTATACTGGTGTAGCATTAGGATTATAAAATTAAAAACACTATGGCTAGAGTATTAAATAAAGCAGCAGGTAAGGTTGTTGAAAAGTACAATGATCTTACAAGAGATACAGCAGGTGTTCTTACTGGTCCCTTAAATAAACTATGGAGAGCTCGGATATTACTCAATCGAACTCTTTCTACTCTTCCAAAGGATGATGCTCAAAAGGGTAAACTCTATGACCCAAATGGAGTAATTGGAGAAGCTCAAATATCATCTAAGAATCCAACCCTAAACAAACAGCTCCAGGCTAAATGGAGAATGGAATTACAATTTCCAAGATTAGAAGAAGGTGAAGGAGTAGACCCAGCAAAAGGGAATAAGAATACCACTAATTACAGAAACTTTGAGGCTAAAGCTGATATCATATATCAGAATGAGGTAAGGATATATAATATGACTGTTAACCCTACTCAGTATATTACCTTACAGAATAGACCTCCAGAGTTGGACTTCAGGGGAGAAACCACATGGGCAACTATCAAATCCATGGGAAGGAATACTCCTATGTATCACTTTACTGGTGCTGAGGACATCATTCAATTCAATGTATCTTGGTACTGTAATGACCCAGAGAATCCAGAGGAGGTAATTAATAAGTGTAGGTTATTAGAGGCCTGGACTAAAGCTAACGGTTATCAATCGGCTCCGCCTATTGTTAAGATAGAATGGGGGGATTCGGGTATATTTGATAATCACTATTACATCCTTACTTCAGCAACCTATACTCTGAAGAACTTTCAGAATGGTTATAGGATAAGGGTACCTGGAAAGCCAGCTACCTTTGGTAATGGTAGGTTATTACCTGCAGCAGCAACTCAAGAATTGATTTTCAAGAGAGTAAGTGCATATAATCTATCCTATGGAGATTTTATAAATTCGGATTCACTTAAAAAGACGGGAGGTATTAAATATGATTGATATTAACCAATATCTGATGGGAGCTAGCCCTTATAATAATGCCTATGCTCTAAATTACGGAGATGGAGATTACTCTTTAGAAACTCCAGTAGTTTCTGTACCTTCATCCTCAAATGATATTCAACATACCATTAAGGATGGAGAGACTTTACAGAATATAGCCTATAGATATTATGGTGATTCTGGTAAATGGTATCTTATTGCAGAAGCTAATGGTATACTAAACCCATTTAAAGAGGTAGAAAGTGGAACACTTATAAGAATCCCAGCTTATGGCAGCTAAACAAAAACCCATATTATATAACGGAATGGGCCAACCATATTTGGCTCTATTCGATTTTAGAGGTATGCCGATAATGAATCCTATTACTGGTATACCTCTTGGAGCTTATATTAGTACCTGGAATTATAGGTATGATGAAGAAAAAGAAAATCTTGCTACAATTACATTTGATACTGGAGACCCCGATACCGTAGACATAGAGGCTTTACAAGAAGGTAGTGTGATATGCTTACAGTGGGGATACATATACCCTGATGGTCAATTCGTATCGGGTCCAATTAAAACTATTAAGGTCAGGGACTTTGAGGCAAAGTTTGATTCTACTGGTACTCATGTAACTATCAAGTGTATAGACTCTATTGGTGATTTAAGATATCAGCCACCATATAATTTCTCTGAAGCTTCGGAGAACAGTTTATCTTCATATTTAGATGGTGGTTGTGATAATGGTGTAGGTGTAATCATAGAAATCTTTCAGTAATGGAACAACGAATAATAAGTAATAAAGTATATGAGTCACTACAGGTACCTACAGAGAATACTCGTACTACTACTGGAAAGGTGCTTTATGCTAATAGGTACAGTGGAGTAGCAGAAGTGGCTATGCCAGAAGATTTGAAGGCCCTAATCAATAGTGACTTCGGATTAGTTGGCAAGAATATCTTAGTTCAATTAGAACAGAAGATGAGGGGTTATACTAATGGTCCTTGGTACATAGATTCAAGAGATAATGTTATTTATATACACAATAGGAAATTCCACGAAGAACCAGTAACCGTTTATACTTATCATGGTGAGAATGGAGAAGTACTCAGTGTTCAATTCTCTACTCAAAAAGTGACTAAGAGAGTTAAGGCTACACTCTCTCCCGCTATTAATCCAGAGAGTAAAGATTTAGAAGTATTAAGTACTGGGATTGATGATACTGAAAAATTACCCGAGATAGTAGCTAATGAGAATAATGGGGTCTATTATAATAATTGGAAAACCTCAATAGGTAAATATGGAGCAGAGAATAATCCCCAAGATATACCTACTATCAGGCAGATGAGGTTAAATCATACCCTAAAGACTGACCCTAACTTAAGAGCTTCATTTGAAGCTAGGAAACAAGTAGATGACAAATGGAATCAAGATGTAGCAGAGTATTCTGCTTCTAATCCCGCCGAAGCTTATAGACAAGGTAAGGAAAAATTCCTTAATGAACTTAGTACAGACCAGGTAAGAAGTATCATAAACAAAACCATTCAAAGGGAAGAATTTCCTGCTGATAGACGGGCAGCTTTAAATGCAGCTCTTAAGAATGTGGTTAATGGTAAGACATTAGATGAAGATATATACAATATCCTTAAGAACGAAAGGTACCTTTTTGAGGGTAAAGAACAAATGGAATACATGGTCATAGAAGACCTGGACCCAAGAGACTTTGACCCAGAGCATACTCCCAAGGGTGGAGCTAATGCTTGGGGACTAGAAGACGAAGAAAGTGTTTATCGAGGTATAGCCGCATTAAAGAAAGGTCCCTATACTGCGGTGATTGATGACACTCCAGTTATCAAATATAAAAACCCATTAAACCCAAGTCTTGGTGTCTTCAGTGTTACAGTGAAAGTTCAGCATTGGAAAAAAGCTAATGTTGAAATACCCCTGTACAAACTTTATCATAATTTGTTCAGTAGATATGGTGGGATAGATAAGTGGGCATGGGCAGCTAATGCTAATGCTAATGGAGGTTTAAAGCATACTGAGAGTAAACTAGTTTGTCAGATGCAAGTTGTTGGAAGACCATTACTAGCTTCTTCTCAGGTATTAATCTTGGAGAATGTTGGTAAACGGTGGTCTGGTCCTTGGTATATAAAACAATGTACCCACTCTATGGATGCAGGTCAGGGATACGTAACTAACTTGGAGTTAGTAAAGAATTCAAGTAGGGCTGGTTCTACTACTTCTAAAACTGGTTTGTCTACTCAAACCGTTGTAGCTAATGATGCTAAAGCTAATGCTATAACTTCTAAGGGTAAAGATAAGAAGGCTTTAAGTAATATCAATGAATTAGATTTGAGTTGGACTTATAATGAGGTTGCCTATTTCATTGAATCTGGTATTATGGATAAGGAAGGAAATGTATTAGATGTTAAACGTAGGGATGAAATGGCTCGGAAGAAGGCTTATTATACAGAGGTGTTGGCTAAGACTCCAATCGAGAAAGCCGAAGGTATAGCTGTAAGTTCTGGTAGTTTAACTACTTCTTCGGGTAAGGTAATACCCGGAAAAATAACCATTAAGGATATTCAAGTACCTGATGATTATTGGGTTAAATTCGATTATATGGAAGTAGCCATAAAGAGATTTAAGGAATATATCAAGAATAAGGAAGCGAGGTAATTATGGGCTATGAAACTGCAAAGATAATAACAGAAGAAGGCCTAGAGGGTCTTGGAAGGTACTACTCTATTTACCGCGGTATAGTTGTTGATAATAATGATACCGAAAAGAAGATGAATAGGGTAAAAGTATGTATACCAGAAGTAATGGGAGGTACCTTTGCTTGGGCTTTACCGAAAGGACAACATGGTTCAATAAGTAGTGGATTTAAGTTCTTAGCCCCCAAGATAGGAGATATAGTATTCATTACTTTTGAATTCGGTGACCCTACTAAACCCCTATGGGAATATCATGGTTGGGGCATGAATCAAGTACCACAACCTTTAGATGGGCCAAATAAGATGGGTATAGTTACTCCCGAAGGTAATCTCATTGTAATAGACGATGATAATGGGAAACTGAACCTTTACTTTAATGGAGATATATCGGTTTATTCTGAGTCTAATGTAGTGGTATCAGCTAATAAGGATATCAATGTATCTTCGGGTGATACCCTTATATTAAATACCGGAGAAAATCATGGGTTAATCAATATTGCTCAACTAACCGAAAAACTAAATCAAACTATCCAAGAACTAGAACAACTTCGCAGTATGTTCAATTCTCATGTACACTCAGGTGTAACTACTGGACCAGGTTCTTCAGGTCCTACAGTAACTCAAGTAACTAAACCTTTCTCACAATTCGTTGTAGACGATTATGAGGATAAAACCTGCATACACTAATGGAAAAGAATTACTTTACAGACTTAGTTGGTATAGGTGTAACTTACCCTATCCAACTTACAACTAATGAAAAGGGTGAAAGAGGTTGGTACCCAGTAAATGGGGATTTTAAACTTATCAGAGATAATATAAGTTCGATATTATATTACATGATAGGCCAGAGATTTCGACAGGAAAACTTTGGTAGTAAACTATGGCAATGTATTGAGGAACCAAACTCACAAGCCCTAAGTTTTATAATTAAAGAGTTTTTAAAACAAGCCATAGGTGCTTGGGAACAAAGGATAACCTTCCAAAATATCACAGTTACTAGAGTTGATGCAAAAATACACATAGAAGTAACCTATGTAGTAAATGGAACAAATTCTAGTCAGTACCTCGATATCACCTATGACCGGTCGGATAATTCATTAAATACACAATAATATGGGAATCACAAATAAATGGCTTAACCCATACCAGAGGTCTTATCAACAGATTAAGGCCAAGCTGGTTGAATCCCTTATGGGACTCAAAGACCCTCAAGGTCAGAAACTCATAACGGATTATTCGGAGGGGAACATCTTAATTATCATCCTCTCATTATTTGCGGCAATTGCCGAAGTACTTCACTACTATGTAGATAACATGGCAAGGGAAACCTTTCTACCTACGGCAAGAAGGTATGATTCGGTAGTTAAACATGGAGCTTTGGTAGATTATCATGCTCGAGCAGCAATTGCTGCTACAGTAGATGTAATCTTATCCAGAAGCATTACTGGTAATTCCATTGGAGCTAAGTTAACTATACCCCAAGGTACTCTGTTTACAGATTCTAGTGGTAATTCCTGGTTATCTGCTAGAGACGTAACTTGGTATTCAAATGTAACTACTTGTAAAGTACCTATAGTTCAACACGAGAAGTATACTGCAAGTGCTTTAAATAATATGGTAATACCTACTGGAGATAGAGTTATAATTCATCTGGGTACTCTACCCAATGGTAAGTATTATGAACAAGGTTCTATGTCATTGCAGATAGGTGGGGAAACTTGGGTATTAGTAGATACATTTGCAAAATCCAAACCTACAGACAAACACTTTATGGTTTCAGTAGATGAGGCACTTAATCCTTATATAATGTTTGGGGATGGTACCTTTGGTAAGAAGCCTGCAGCAGGAGCAAAAATAACCAATGTGGTATTCTACTTAACCAATGGTACTCAGGGTAATGTAAAGAGTAATACTATTACTTCTGTACCTTCAGTAATTTCTTCTTCAATTACTGATGCTACCGTAAGTAATGCTTACGATGCCGGAGGTGGTTCAAACTATGAAAACTTTACAATGCTCAAAGAACATATACCTTTGAGTGTAAAGACTTTGGGAGTAGCAATTACCAAAGAGGATTTCGAAAGTTTGGCCATGTTGGTTGATGGGGTAAACAAAGCTAAAGCCGATTATGAATGCGGTAGAAAGCTTACAGTATATATTAGCCCCGATGGTGGAGCTGTTGCTTCTTCTGAATTAATCAATAGGGTATACAATCTATTATCTCAAAGAGCTCCTATGACCACATGGTTAAAGGTTAAATCTGCAGGTAAGGTTCAGATTATTCTAGAGATGGGAGTTACTGGTAAGAAGTCTTATAAGACTCCCGAGATACAAACTCAAATTCTTACAGCATTATACAATGCCTATTCTCCAGAGCAAGCTCAGATAGGAGGAAGCGTAAGGTTATCAGATATCTATGCCTTAATAGATAACTTATCAACAGTAGATTACCTTCACCTTACTAAGTTCTATATTAAACCTTGGCCTACTACCATCTATGGTAATAAAGAATTGAACTTGGGTCAGTTTAAATTGAATAAGGCTAAAGGGTCTATGACTTACTATATTACCTTCAATTCATCCACTACTTTTACTGTACGTTCTGTATCAAATGGGTATATGGCTACTGGTACTGTAGGTAATTCTATACAGGTAATAGATAAGGCTAATGGTTTTGACTTCTCTTTGGATATTCAGAACAATAGCTATCAGTCTGGTTACAGATATTCTATTACGGTATCAGAACCTAACCATGACTATGAAGACCCCGGTTTTAATTTACCAGTATTTGAAAACGCTTCACAATTGACTTTAACCGTAAAAGAAATTGTATAATGATAAACCTCAAAAATCTAATCGACTTTTTGCCATTCGAGTATAAAGCTCAAGATACCTATAAGGTAAATGGCAAAGGCATCTTAGAGAGGTTTCTAGAAATTTGTGGAGAGCATTTTGAAGATTACATTACAAAGGATATTGAGAATATCTTAGACATTATTGATATAGATAAGGCTCCGGATATGTATCTCAATTTCCTTTGGCAATTCCTCGGAGAAATGCCCTTTGCTTATGGGAACACTATAGATGCACAGAAATGGGCAGAGTACTTTAATGGGTTCTACTCCGATGCTAAACTCCAAGAGTTATCTAAGCTTTGGATAATCCCAAAGGAAGGACCCCTTACATTAACCAGTACTCAAGTAAGAAACATATTGAAGTACTCAATATCTCTTTTTAAAATAAGAGGCACCTCTGAGTTCTTCGAGATAATGATGAGGCTGTATGGGTTAACCTGCGTAGTAACTGACCCTGCAAAGGCTGATAGTTATGATGGTTGGGTAAAAGGTAATCCGCACTTTGACCAGTATTACCATTATGACGATAAGTATACCTATGATAATACTTTCGATTGTTCTCAATGTATACCGGTAACCTTTAGACTTACCGGTCATGGATATACTTCGAACTCGGCAGCTTTCAGAAAATTTAGAGAAGCCGTAGAGGCTTTCTTTAAAAGATTCATACCCTATCATGTATCTTTCGATATTCAATATGGGTTTACCGTAAATGATGGGTATACAATTAAAGCTGAGTTAGTAAATCCGGACCAACCCAATCTTATTACTTCAGAGGTATATGAAGTACCGGTAAAGGTAACTGTAACTTCAGATTGGATAAATGCTGACCTAAGATATCAGATATCCAGTGATAATATAAATTGGGGTTACACTAAACACGAAAGTGGTTCCATTTTTAATATACCCAGAGCAGGTACTTATTATTTTAGAAGTGTGGGAGACCCTACTAAGGTAACTCAAATCACGGTTAATCAAGAATCTTATAATCGAGTATATTCTATTACTTGTGACCCTATTACTGGAAAGATAACTCCTACTAACCTAAAAGTAAGTACAGTAGTAAGGGCAAACGTATCCTATAAGGGTACCGTGAAAACCTGTAATGTACGATTATCCGGTACTGATATAGTGAAAGTCTCTGGCTCAACTTGGGAATTTTCAGAGCCTGGTACCTACATCTTTGAGATTGTAGAGTTCCCAGTAAAGCAAACTTCATTTGTTGTAACTCGAGAAGAGATTACATATAAGGTAAGATGTACACCTTCTGAATTTAGAGTTGGGGATAAGCAAAGTATCAAGGATGCTACTACCACTCTTACCATCGAATCGAATTACCCAGAATCATTTACTGGTGAACTATACTGTAGGTTAATCGGTGATACCAAGTTGTTTAAGAACGGTGATAAGTTTACTGCTAATAGTTATGGTACTTATAAGTTTAAATGTACACTGGATAAAAGGGAAACCGATGAAGGTGTAGGTATATTCGAAGTAGTATCTGGTAAGACTGCAGTATATAGAATTACGGTTAGCCCACCAACAGTTACATTATTCAATGGCTCTGCAAAAGCTACAGTAAAGATACAACGTATTTCTGGTAATGGGGATGATTATAGAGTAAGGGTAATTGAAACTGGGGAAACCTTTAATGCTCAGAATGGTTATGTATATACTGCAAATAGGGCAGGGACTTATACCTTCCAGTCTGTAGCTTACCCTACTGCTAAGACTACTTTGGTAGTTAATAATTCTCCAGTAGTATATCAGAACAAGTTAAAGATAGTACCTTCGGATGCTACAGACAGTCATTGGAAAGAACCCAACTGGGCATTACCAGAAGACCAGATAGATGATACTTATGCAGTATACCAATTACTGGATGAGAAGTCTGCTTGTAAGTTCCATCTTGAGGAAATGAAAAATGGGGTCAATGTAAGTGGTACTGCTACCTGTGATGAGAACGGGGAAACCTATAACCTTGATGAGGAAATTGTTCTTACCAAAGCTGGGACTTATACCTTTGTGGCAGATGATGGTTCTTCATTAAGATGTCAAGTAATACTGGAAGATTATCCTACAATCATCGAGATTTCTTGTACTCCTACTTATGCAGAACTAAAGGGGAATGTTAAACAAGTATCTACTTTAATCAAGTGTACTTCTAATAAACCTGACTTCGATAGTCGAATAAGGGAAGTTGGTAAAGTAACTACTTATGACGCAGGTGGTGCTGGTTATGAATTTGTAACTGCACAAGCTGGAGAGTATATATTTGAATCAGTGGTAGATACTTCGAAGAGAACTAAGTTCACCGTAGTAGATGCAGACCTTTTAAGTGTTAGTCCTCAAAAGTTAGAATGGGAACATGATGACCTCTCAGAGAAAACATTTACCATTACAACTTACAGTAATCAATCTTGGCAAATAGTAGAACAATGATAAATTCAACAATCGATAGAATAACAGAAACCACAACTCAGTCTTTATTCAAGACATTCACTGTGGGTATATTGGGAGAGTGTACACAAATATTGTATAATTTGAGATGGATGATAGTCCTTGCAATAATTCTAATCCTATCAGATTTATGGTTTGGGTTATCGGCAAGTAGGTTACAGAAAATTGAAATTCGAAAATCTAGAGCTGGAAGAAGAACTCTAAACAAAATAGTAGATTATATCTGTTATGTTCTACTTGGTGCTGTACTTGGTAAAGCTATTGGGGAACCCTATGGGATGAACCCAATAGTAGTATCAATAACGGTTATGGTAATTTGCTACTGTTTCGAAGTAGATAGTATATATGGACACATCTGTGAAATACATGGTATTAAGAAACGGTACAGTATATGGAGAATACTCTTTAAATTGTTAACCCTCAAGTTCAAGGATGTAGGTGAAGCATTTAAAGATATGTCAGAACAAAAGAATCAATTTAAAAATACTAAGGACAATGAAGACGTACTTTAAGTATGAAGGTATTATTAAATCAAAGGAAGCAGCAGAGGCAATTGCTGCTCCTTCTGGTTTAGGACCATTCTGTGGATTTGGCTCAGCTACCATAAATGGTAACAAGTTAGTGGTATCTCCTCAGGGAGTTGCTGGAAGTAAGTATGCCAATGTAATCAAGGATAGGATTATGGCAAGGTATATGGCAAAGGCTTCAGAAGATGGGGAATTGCCAGATGTAAACTTTGGGTGTATTTCAAGGGATGGGTATGTATTTATATCTGATGAACAAACCCTTACCATTGAGAATATACAAGGTACCCAAGGTTCAACAGAAGAAGTATTACTCTTTGCAGTACATACTACTATTTCTGAACCAGTAGATAATCCAGTAGACTTTGTAGCTTATTGGAATGAATCCTCCGAAAGCTTCTACACCTTGTTTAAAAAGTCTCTGGATATTTATTATCCGATTGCCGAAGAGAATCGTACACCGGATATCATTAATAATGATGTATATTCTAATTACGATATGACCTATAGCAATCTTCTAGAGATGGTAGAGAGTGCTTGCCCTTATTACTCTAATAATAAAACTTCCGTTGTTCTTATCGGAGTATATGGTAAGGGTACTGATGCAATGACTAAACGAAATGAGAACTTTGCTATCGTACCCTATCAGGGTAAGTTCCAAGAAATCCCTTATACTACTGCTGCCCAGAGTATGATGAAAGAATCAGTGAAAAGAGTAGAACAGATAAATTCAGGCTTTCCAGTAGTAGATGAATCGGGTACTAAGTTAAATATCAAGCAATACATTGATAGTCAAATTGAGGCTATCAGAAAAGAATTCTCTGAATCTCTGAGTACTGCTAACTTACCAATCGGTTCTATTATTCTTTGGGAAACCGATGTAATACCAGATGGTTGGGCAGAATATACTAAGGCAGCTGGTAGAATAGTTATTGGTTACCAAGCTGGAGGAGTTCAGATTGGAGATGAAGTAATGCTACAGAATGTCGGAGATTACTATACACCCACTAAGGGTAACTTCTTAATCTCAATTAAAGGTGATGACCTTCCTAAGCATAGGCATGCTCTTGGTGTATCTAAAGGTAAACAAGATAATGCCAATAACTGGGAGAACGTTCGTCCTCAATCTTTCTTTAATAGGGAGACAGGGTTGAATGGAGATTTCGGTAGAGGAACTCCTACCAAGGGTATTCAAGATGGTGCTATCGTAGTAAGCTGGAACCTATTAGGGGAATCTTTCTTACAAGAAACTTCGGTAGAAACTTTGGATATTGAGAAATTGCCACCGACTATTACATTACGATATATCCAAAAAATATCATCATAAAGTTGTTTATTAGTTATTTAGTAGTATTAAAACTCATGTGTATTTATTTGTATTGTTTAAGAGTAAACATTCGTTTACAATCTGTGTTTTGCATAGTAAAAATCAATTGGGAAAGGGACGTTGGGAAACGCCCCTTTTCTTTTGTGTTTAGTATTTAAGTTCTTCTTTAGCCCGGTCTTCCCAATATTGTATATCTTGTCTAAGTTCTGATATATATCTCATAGATTCATTAGTCTTAGGCATTTCGAAAAATTCGATAAGCATTATATTAGTTATTCGAGTACTATTTTCAAGCCTTTCCTTGATAAAAGGGGGAGGAGTAATTAATACCTCAAATAAAAGATAGGCATCTGGAGAAAGCTTATCCTTCATATATGTATACATCATATCAAGCATTTCTGATTTAGCTTTTTCTTCTTCGGTATCATCCTCTAATTCTTTGTCATTGTCGAATAAGTCATCAAGTTTAAAGAGGCTTTGATTATACTCTGCCTGTTCTCCGTATGCAGAACGAAGCAATTTATTTTTGAATGTACTAAGTGATGCAAGGATTCTTGCTTTAAGATGTTCTTCAGTACATTCACCATAGTATTTGTTGAAAACAAATAACATCTTATCCCAGAAATAAGATTGGATAATATCCGGTGTAAGATTAAACCGTTTATAATCAATCTGTCTGGTAAGGTTTCTAATTACTGGCTTACAAACTTTATAAAGTCTGTTGAAAGTAGCTTCATCATATTCTTGCATAGGTTTTAATCGATGAAGCTCTGAACCGTTATTTCCTTTACTTTTTCCCATGTTTTTAAATATTCGTTATGCAAATATAAGTATTTTTTCTTATATAAAATAATAATATTAAATATTCGGGAGCTTAAGGTAGTGGATTAGTAGTTTCTAGATAGATGTCAACATACTTAGAACTATCTCGGTACTATCAAAATCTATTAGTTTATATAATATTGCAATATAGATATGAAGAAATTTAAAGACAACATCAAGTTCAGTTTTTCTCCTGAGTTTCAGTTTGAGATACTTAGGTTTGTTTTAAAAGATAAGGAAGGAGGATTAGTACTCAAAAGGATTAAATCCAATTACCTGGTTCTCATAGAACACTCCCTTATCTTCGAGGGTATATCAAAATATTTTAAGAAGCAAGGCAGAATGCCCTCCGAGAATATCTTAAAGGAAGTATTAAAAGAGTTACTAGAATCTAAAACCTATGTGGATTTGGTAACTAAAGATGATATACCCAATATCAATAAACTAATAAGTAATCTCTATCATATACCCCTATCGGATTCTGATTATATAAAAGAAAAGATATATCAGTTCTCTACTTATGTTGAGATGAAGAACTTAAATGATTCCTTCGATTTGGATAACTTTGAACAATACGAAGAGTATTCGAGGAAGATTGAAAAGGTACTTCAGAAAAGTAAACCTAAGAAAGAAGATGAACCTTTATATATGATTCGGGATATTACCGAGAGACAGTTTAGAAGACAATCAGAACCTTCAGTTATACCTTGCCCATTTAGGCAGTTGAATGAACTAACTAATGCAGGAGGTTATCCAGAGCATTCAGTTAACGTGATATTGGATAAACCCAAGGCAAAGAAAACCTTCTTTATGGTAAACCTTGCAAGAGGTTATCTCAGAATGAAGAAGTCAGTATTATATATTGATACAGAAAATGGCCAAGAACAAATTATGGACCGTTTTATTCAATCCAGTATCAATAAAACTAAGAAGGAATTATACTCTGGTGAGTATGATAAACTTGAGTCAAAGCATTTAAGGAAACTTGCAAGGTTTGGAGTCGAATTAGTAGTTGAGCGTGTACCAGCGATGATTACTAATACCACTTATATAAGAGAGAAGATAATTCAGCTTCGTAATCAAGGGATTGATATTAAAGTTCTTATGGTTGACTACGCTGGTAAGCTTGCATCAATAGCGGGTGATAGAGAAGATTTCGAAAGGATATCTAATGTATACGTAGACCTTCAGAACTTAGCCGAGGAATTACATTTAGATATTATATGGACTGCCCATCACATTACTCGTGAAGGTAAAAAGCATAGGCTTACTAGATACGATGAGAATGATATCTCTGGTTCAATTGCCATTGTTCGTAATGCCCAGGTTATCATGGGTCTTAACTCTACTGAGCAAGAAGAAAAAGATAATATTCTTCGAGCTGAGATAGTAGTACAAAGGGATGGTCTTCCTTCCGGTAGAGCATTATTCAAATGCGATGTCGAAAGGCAAAGATGTACGGAATTTACAAGGGAACAACGTAAACAATATGATGGAGTGTATGGTAGTAAGTTGGATGAACAATTTAAAAAGAATACTAACCCGGATGAGGATTCTAAGAAAAGGGAAAGAACTACTGGAGACATTTAGATGTAAGTTGGGTTATCATGAATGGGTAGCAGTTCATTGGACTGAGTTTAAACAGAGACCTCGTAGGGCAATTTTTTCTAAGAAAGGCGGGAGAAGGAAAGCCCAGTATTATGAGAAACGTCATGTAGAGTATTACTGTAATATATGCGGGAAGAAAAGATATGAAAATAACAAACCAGTTTAAATCTAGACTAAGGACATACTTTATTAAACGATTGGGAGCATTCGATTATAAGCACGGATGGTTACGCATTCCCACTTGCCCATATTGCGGGAGAGAACAGAAGTTGGGAGTTAACCTTTCTATGTATAGAACCAATTGTTTTAGATGTAATGCCCATCCTTCTCCTGCTCAACTAATAATGGACATAGAAGGATTTACTGAGTACCATGAACTAATTAATTTTTTGAACAATGGCCAATTTGATGAACTACAGTTTAAGGAAGAGAAAATCGAACTTGCCGAAAGTAAGCCCGTATATCTCCCAGATGGATTTAGAAATATTTCGCTCGGAGATAGCCAACTTGCAAAAAGCATTCGGGGATATATCAAGAAACGCGGATTTAGCCTCGAGAAGTTTTCAAGATACGGTATCGGCTATGGAACAATGGGCACGACATATGGGTACCTTATCATCCCGTTTTATTATCGAGGACAACTTAGGTATTACAATGCTCGAAATGTTATCGGAAAAGGACCCAGGTATAATAACCCAGACAAAGACATCACCGGTTTGGGAAAACAGTTTATCATCTTTAATCATGATGCGTTGGAGATGTATCGGTCGGTATTCATTTGCGAAGGAGCACTTAATGCTCTCACAATTGGGGATAGAGCAATTGCCACAATGGGCAAAGCTATATCTGCATTCCAAGTCAATGAGTTACTTAAATCCCAATGCGAAAGATTTATTATATTGTTGGACCCAGACGCAAAAGAATATGCCATCAACTTGGCTCTCAAGCTTGTTGCATATAAAAAAGTCAAGGTGGTGTTTTTACCAGACGGAAAAGACGTAAATGATTTAGGGAGAAGTCAGACACTTAAGTTAGTATATGCTACCAGGTACCAAAGTTATCAAGAATTGATATCAATCAGAAACTCATTGAAATAGGGAGTTCCTATTATATTATAAAATAATATATTTATGCGTGAACCATCTATCCATATAACTAAGTCTCAATTTGAGGAAATATTAAATACCCTAGAGGTAGATAATTTCCCAGTTGAGGCTTTTTTTGTTATTGCTCGAAAGGAGGCAATAAATCATAGAGCAGTCTTAGTTTCTAACAATAAGAATACTAAGAGAGTTAATAACATTTTACTAGCATCTAAGGGGGATGCTGCCCTTGTTGCTGATATTTTATATGCAACTCGTATAAAGTTAAAGCATAGAGGGGTTCGTAAAATAAACGAAAGTAATTCTCGAGAATGGGCAAATTGTAAAAAGCTTGCAGAAGTATGTAATAACTTCTGTGAAGATTTCAAATTTGATACCCGGGAAGGTTTTATTAAATACATTGAGACTGGGTTAAAGAGGATGACTGATTATCGTAATGTTATGCAAAGGTTATTATCCATGCAGGAGAACATTACTAATCAGATAGATGCTGAGATAGAATTACAACATTCAGATTCAAAGCTTACTAAAGAGATACATGATTATTTCATAGGTAAGATTGCTAAGGCAACTGGTATTTATGAGTCTTATGAAAATCAACCCGAGAAGTATGTACACTTTGCAAAGGTAGGTGAATTCCTAAAAGAGGAGGGCTGGAATTATAAGACCTTCATCGATGCTCAGTTTGAATCTCTTGCATGGTGCAATGGGTTACCGGATATTGCACAAATGTATACGGATAAAGCAATTGAAAGATACAATAAGTATTTATATAAGTATAAGAACAAAAAATCCCTGGAAGAGGAACCCGAAGTTGAAGGTTCTCTCTGGGAAAAAATTAATAATTAAAAAAGTAATATGAAAGGTTTACAATTTTTCGGAAACAGAGTGGAGGATGCAGCTAATGCTTTTATTGATGTCCTCAAGTATTCAGACCAATCGGTAACTTATCCAGATTTTAAGGATATCGACCCTTGGCCTGATGAGATAATTAATATGTTCTATGTGATTTGGAAGAATGCCAAATTTTCAGAACTAAGTGCAATTATTATGTATACCCAACAGTCTTCTAGATTCGAGGAGGTATCAGAATTGATGTTGGGTATTGGTTTGGTAGAGATGAGGCATCTTGACAAGATATCTGATTTCTTACAAAGGGCAGACCCATACGAGGATTACTCTACCATGAATATTAATCCTACAATTGAGATTGGTTCTACTTGGGAACAAGCTTTAAAGATTGCTTTGAATTCCGAGATAGAAACTATTGGTCACTACAAGAAAATTCAAAGAGCAATTGCTCAATACGAAGAACGCCCAGATTACGATGACGTGAATTATTTCCTTGAGAAATTGATTGCGGATGAGGAGCATCATATGAAACTTCTCAAGGAAGCATGGGTACGGATAAAGCTACTAAAGGTGTAACGGTAATTATCAAATGAGTAAGATAATTATTCAGAATGGAAATATGAAAGATAATATACCAGGTTGGCCTTATTATCATGTTTCTAGGGATGGTAAGGTATATTCCAGAAAATCAGGTAATTGGAAGTTACTTAGAGGAGGTATAATAAAGGGAGATCCAGCTGTAACCTTATCAAATCATGGTAATCATTTATCTCAAAGAGTTTATAGATTAGTGGCTTTGGTTTATTTACCAAAGCCTTCTTCTACTAAACTAGTTATAAGACATTTAGATGATAACCCTTTGAATAATCATGTAGATAATCTTAGATGGGGCACTCAAAAACAAAATATGGAAGATGCTAGAAAAAATGGTAAATTAAGAGGGTCTTCTTGTAAAGCTTCTAGAGCTAAGTTATCTAAGAAAGATTTAATCCTTATATTTAAGTTAAAGGCTAAAGGCCTATATTATAAGGACATAGCTAAAAGATTAGGCGTATCAGTAGGTACAATAGGAAGAGTTATTAATAAAAAATCTTATAGAGATGAAAATATTGATAGAAAACGGTAATGTTTGTAGTTTAGACTTACCTCTTAAGTTCGCACAGAAACTTTATAATGAGTTTGCCATTCGACATCCGAATGCTTTCTACTTACGTACAAGGCAAAGAGGTATGCAGAATTGGGACGGTAAGATTCATTACATCACCAAGACTGGGCAATTTAAAATAGGTTTACTTCCTAAAGTATACGATATGTGTATTGAGATGGGGATTAAACCTAAAGTTGTAGATATGAGACAACCTTTACCTAAAGTCAGTAAAGTAGTTACGAATATAGGCAAATATAAATTAAGGCCAGAACAAGAGAGGGCTGTTAAAGCGGTAATCAATAACAAAGTAGGTAAGGTACCTTTTCAGATTGGTGTTTTAGATTACACCGTTAATGCAGGTAAAACTCTTATCATGTCGTCTCTTTATTTATCCTATAAGAAGCAGTTAAAGACTTTGCTAATAACTAATGACTCTGACTGGTTGAATCAAGCTAGAGATGAATTTAAGAAATACCTACCAGGAGAACAGATTACATTTGTTCAAGGTAAAGTATTAAATTGGAGTAACTTTACAATTGGCATGGTTCAATCTATTTCTCGTAACATGAGATTCTATCAGAATGAATTAGCAAAGGTAGATATGGTTTTGGTAGATGAGGCTGACCAAGCAGGTAGTAAGCAATATCAGAATGTAATCACTAGATTGTTTAATACCCGAATTCGTATAGGATTATCCGGTACCATTTATATGAGTAAACTTGCTAAGGATAAGGTCAAGAACATGAACCTAGAATGTTTCTTTGGTAAAGTGATTGCTGAGTTTAAACTTAAGGATTCCATCAAGAAGGGTTACTCAACTAAAACTATCGTAAAGATGGTACCCGGTAAACCTTGGTATGGTAATTGGGAATCTGATTGTATATCCTATAAGGAGATATATGATGATTCTATTACCGAAAATAATACCGCGTGGACCATGGCTTATAATCGATTACGATGGAATATTAATCAAGGTAGATATCCTGCTCTTGTAGTATGCAAGCATATTGCACATTGTGAAAATCTATATAAGTTCTTTAAAAAGAAACTGGGCGATGCCTATAATATTGCCTACGTGCATGTTAATACTCCCTCTAAGTTAAGACAACAAATAATGAGGGATTTTAGGGAAGGCAAAATAGATATCCTGGTATCAACTACAATCATTGCTCGAGGTAAAAACTTTCCTAAGCTTAGGTATTTACTTAATGCAGCAAGTATGTTATCTAACGAGAAAACTATCCAATTCTTAGGTAGATTAGTTCGAACCGACTCTTCTAAAAAGAAAGCTTATGTAGATGATTTAATGTATCCAGGTAATTACTTATCTAGACATGCTAGAGCTAGAAAAAGGTATTATCAAGTAGAGAAATTAAAAGTAATTTTAGTAAAACGTCCTAAACATAAGTTATGAAAGATAATATATCAGATTTCCCAGGTTACTATGTAACTGTTGATGGTAAAGTATATTCCCGAAAGAATAATCGACACGGTTATCTAAAGGATTATCATTTGTTAAAAACTAAATATACCAAACATGACGGAAGGCCATACGTTACTTTAAGAAATCCAAAATTAGGTATTAGGAGATTAGCTAAAGTTCATAGGTTGGTAGCTTTAGCTTATATACCTAACCCAGAAAATAAACCCTGTGTATGTCATAAGGATAACAACCCATTAAATAATCATGTAGATAATTTATATTGGGGTACACAAGCTGAGAATATGTCTCAGATGAGGTTCGATAAACGTGATTATCGTAAAGTTTCTATAAGAGCTCATAGGAGGGTTTTAAGATTAAAATCTTTAGGATGGTCATCTAGTAGAATTGGAAAACGTTTTAAAGTCAATAGAACATGTATAAATAGAATATTGAATAAATATAGGCCTTATTAAGAGTTAACTAGAAGTACTATGAGTATTTACTTTTTCTCCGTAGGAGGAAAAGAAGATTACAATTAATAAGCATATAGGCATTATGAATAATGATAAACTAATATGTATCAGAGATGAAGATGATACTAAACTAACTACTCTATTATCAGATGGTTGGAAGATAATCCAAATCTCTGCATCCGGTATTTATTGCTGGGTACTCTTAAGGAAACCCAATAATACTAAAAAGAAAATCAAAGGCTTTCAGTGATGGAGAAATATATTTTAATTACAGCGGTTGTTATTATGATAATAATACTCGCTTTAGACTTCATACTTTCTAAGGATGGCTATCAATGCCATTCATGTAAGAAACGTTTTCATAAAGAGGATTTAGAAATTAAGGGATGGCATTTCAAAGAATGGGTCTGTCCCAATTGTAAACACATTAATTACACTTATGATGAAGAAGATTAGGGAATGGTTTAAGTCTCTTGTTGTTGGGGAGGTACATAATCCTAAACATGTATTCAACTGTAGAGATTTGATATGGGTATCAAATTTGGAAACTTCTCAAAATACCCCCGAATGCTTTACTCATTATTTCTATCTGTACTGGAGTAATGGTATGGTAGTCAAAGTATGTCAAGAGAGCCATGATAGAAATTCATACCAAGAATTATATAAACTCAGGGAACTATTTATTAATAACATCGGTTATTCCTATGTTCCCATAGAAGATAACAGTGAGATATACATTTATTATAAACGTAAAAAAGACATATAATGGCTAAGAAAAAGAAACAACTTCCTGACTTATCGAAGCAAGATATCCTTACTCCCATAGATGTTAGTACTCTGGGAACTAATGGAGACCCTTGCTTCGGTATTGGGTATGACCTATCAACTAAAGAGTGTAAGCTATGCGGAGACTCAGAGCTATGTGCATTCAAGATGTCTCAGAACTTGAATATCACAAGGAAAGAGCTAGAACAGAAGAATCAATACAAGGATTTGGATGTATTAGAAGATACGGTTGGTATCAAGAAATACATCCGAGGCTTGATTCGGAAAGGGAAAGACAGAAAAGAGGTTATTACCAAAACCGTTGAGAAATTTGAAGTACCTAGAAAACGTATTAGAGAACTTTATAAAGAGTGTACTAAATAATGAAACCAATAGAGATGATATGGGCTATGTTCAAGGTATACCTTAACAACCCAAACTATTTTGTAAAGCAAGAAGATGTACTTGCTAACCTTTGTATGGAAGGTTCTACCGATGTAATCAGGATGTGTAATTCATTGGAAGTACATGTTTCTAGACCCGAGAAATTAACCTTTGGACAACTTTTACATAAATGCAATATATTATGAACAGATTTAGATTTATCAAAGTAAGGGAGGTAGTATCTCCCAACAGAGCAAACCCAAATGATGCTGGGTTAGATTTTTATGTACCAACCAACTTGACTTCAGAGGATATCCACTCTAAGAATGAATTTGATTCAGGAGGATATGATTTGGATATACCCTTTAGTGAATCATTCGTAAGGCATATAGCTTTACAACCTGGGCATAGGATACTTATCCCATCGGGTATCAAAGGTTTGCTAGAACCTCCTGCATCTATGTTAATGGCAGCAAACAAATCTGGTATAGCTACTAAGAAAGGATTAATCTTTACTGCCGAGATAGTAGATTCTCCCTATGTTGGAGAGATACACATTGGAGTATACAACACTTCTCAAGAAGCCCAGGTTATTGAGGCTGGCCAGAAGCTGGTACAATTTATTCATGTACCTATCTATATTACTGAACCAGAAGAGATTCAACAAGAGGAATTTTATACTGAATCCCAGATGTGGGGAAGTAGAGGAGGGAATGGTTTTGGTTCATCAGGAAGTAAATAATCATGGACATCAGGAATATAAATGAACAAGTGCCTCAGGTAGAAGAAACTGAGGCACGGATATTACAAGAAATGTATGTTCTTGGGATAGAGCAATTCTCTGGGTATAAATCCATAGAAAAGCTACCAGATTACCCATTAGATATAAATAATCCAAAGAGCCAAGTTATTCTAAAGGATTTTATTGGTAGAGTTATTGAAGAGTTAACTGAAGGATTCGAATCTACCGATGAAGTAGTATCTATATATCGTGATTATGGATGGAATAATGATTGTTTAACCTCAGAGGAATATACTCAGGTATTAAATCATCTAGCAAATGCAAATGAGGAACAAGCAGATGCCTTGGGATTCTTCTTTACTTTGCTTTTGTATTCTAATATATTGCCAGAAGATATTCTGAAATACCAAGATGCAAAGAGTTTATTTGAGGTAATGGCAATCGGAGTCAAAGACCTACTTATCAAGTACCCAGATCATCGAAGTGTAAGGAAATATCCTATATTAAGTCCAACCGATTGGGCAAGAGAAGATAGGGCAGAATATGATAAGATAGTTTCTTATACCCCAGGTTTTCATGAAATGAGCGAGATATCTCATGAAAACGAGAAGCTATATTTATGGGAAGTAATATATGAACTCAATAAAGCAAGGAACTTCCTTAAATGTAGACCCTGGAAACAAACTCAAGTAATGACCAAAGAAATAGATTTTCAGGAATCATTAGTAAAAGCTTTCTATCTCTATATGGGATTCTTAGCCATGAATGGGTTTACTCCTTGCGGATTATTTAGTTTATTCTTTAAAAAACAACGTCTCAATTTATGGAGGCAAACTACAAATTATTAGTAACCAATTAAAAATCAGCCAATTATATGTCGGGTTGGAATAAGAAATTAGAGGGGCTTCAACTTAATACGGAGGAGTCCCTCCATTCGTTAGAATTTGCTACTTCACAGGAAGCATGGGAAAAACTCAATGAGGGATTCCTAAGATTAGACCCAATCCTATTTGGGAAAGGAGCTATGGCTAATAGTGGGGTAGCAGTAGTGTATAATGTATTTATAAAAATACGAAAAGCATGGGTAGACCCAGAATTTGATTATGGGCGGTGTTTCAATTATAAAGAAACTAAGTGGACTAGCTTATTGAATAACTACATAGATTTTAATAAGCTTGACTTGTTGCGTAGTAAACTGAGAGTACTGAGAAATAAGTACAATCAGAATTACAATATAACTTATATGTTCAATAATCATCATGATAATGGTAAACAATGTCTAATAGCTGCGACTTTTTCAAAACGATTCGGGGAAGACATCCCAGTTATTACAATGGTAGTTCGGGCTTCGGAGATTACCAAGAGGTTAATATTCGATTTCCTATTAATTCAACGAATGTCAGAGTACGTATATGGGCCGGACCAGTCAGTACAAATCAACCTATTTGCGACTCAAATGTACGGAAATGTGGAGACACTTCTAATGTATCATACCCATAAACCTTTGAAGAAGGTACTTAAAGGAGCAGAGGAGAATTCATGGAATAAGAGGATAAAAGAGATATGGAAAAAATTCCAAAAGGGCACAGAGAAGGAATTCTCTTCATTCAAGGTATTCTTTAGAAGTTTTAAAGTGCTTCGACCAGATTTATATGAGGAAACATATAAATCAATGAAAGCAAAAGAATTACTTCTTGAATATGAGGATATAGAATACCCGGAGAATGTAATCTCTTACTCTCAACGTAAAGCCTATAAAAAGAAACTTTTAAAACAAAAGAACAATGGAAGCTAAGGAATTTTTAAATCAGAAGCGTATAGGATTAGTAAACAAATTCTATTACCAAGTTTTTGAGATTAAAAAGAACGGGGGAGAACCAGATATACCCTTGTTATTAAAAGAGGTAGAGGATTTTGATGATTTTGTATATCGCTACTGGCATATGACCTGGGTTAGTTCTACAATGTCATACAATTAAATATTTATATTATATGAGGATATATTCTAACAGTTTTGAGTTAATGTCCGAAATGGGCAGAGAACTCAACAGTTATGGTCAAACTGTAAAACCAAAGACCTATCAAAATAAAGTGATTGAAGGTAATGAGGATTTTATTACAAAAGAACTCATTTGCCAACAATATTGTTTAACTTCACTTGGAGACCCAGTATGGTTATTCATATTCTCTCATTCAAAGGAATGGGCAGATGCAGAGTTTAAAGAAAGAATTGGTTGGTATGATTTAAATCCAGGTAAAGCTTGGGAATTGAGAAAAGATTTATGGGAACAGTTTTTGGTGAATGGTAAGTTTGATTACACCTACCCAGAGCGTATTTGGAACTCGTTAGACATTTATGGTAGTACTTCTTTTAACTGTGATTCAGCAATGCAATCAGTTATTGAACTTCTTAAGAGGGATAATGATACTCGTAAAGCAGTACTCCCTATATTCCATGGTACAGATTTAAGATTCCTTGATGGAAGTAAACGTATACCTTGCTCAATGTATTATGATTTCCTTATCCGTCAGAATGGTAAAGGAGAGAAGGTATTACATATTTGCTATCATCAAAGAAGTTCGGACTTTGCCCAACATTTCGGTAATGATATCTATTTAGCTTGGAGATTAATGGAATACGTAGCTCAAGAAGTAGGAGTAAAGCCTGGGTATTTATATCATACCATAGACTCATTACATATATACAAAAAAGATTGGCATTTCTTATCTTGTAATTTAGAGGATTTGAAAGATGACTACTAAATATTCAAATATAAAAGGATACCCTGGATATTATATATCTAAAAGGGGTATCCTTTTTACTTCTCTTAAAAGGGTAGGAGTTAAAGGAAAAGGCCAGGGTAGGAAAGGTACTACTCATGTAATTTCAAATACTTGGAGAAAGAGGTCAGTATCGTTAAAATCTAATGGCTATTTACAATGTACTATTTTTAGAAAGAGGTTTTATATACATAGATTAGTATATGAAGCTTGGGTTAGTAATATACCAAAAGGATATGATATCGACCATATAAATGGTATAAAAACCGATAACAGAGTATCAAATCTAAGAGCCGTTTCAAGGTCAGAAAATCTGAAACATAATTATGAGTTAGGTTTTAAGGGTTCTAATTATATACATACCTTTTCTGATAAAGAAAGGGAGTTTATAATGAAGGATTATAAAGAGAATGGGTTTAGTATAAAGAAAATATCCCTTAAGTATGGTTATTCTAGGTACTTTATTCATCAAGTATTGAAAGGAATTAGATAATTAGATAATGGAGACACGATATACAATAATAAGAAATAAAAGGGAGTTAAAGAAACTCATTGCCTGTTGTAAATCAACTGGTTATGCTTGCTGTGATTATGAAACAAATGCAGAACCTATATATAATAAGGGTTTTAAGCCAACTATACTCTCAGTATCCTGGATGCCAGGGTTTGGTGCTTCCATTCCTTTAGACCATTTCGAAACAAAAGATTATACTTCACCCGGTTGGAATTGGAAAAAGATGCTAAGGAAATTTGGGGAAGAAGTAATTGAGAATTATGAGATAACTAAGGTTGCATGGAACTGGAAATTTGACGACCAGATAAACCAGAAGTATCATATATTCTACAGAGGTACATGTTTAGATGGGATGCTTGCTAAATATGTTCTCAACGAGGAAAAACCTCATGACTTAAAGTCAATGGTAAGAAGATATTTACCAGAGTATGGTAATTATGAAAAGCAAGATGCCTTTGATAAGATACCATGGGATAAAAAGGAATTAGACCCACTTTGCCATTACGGTTGTCAAGATACGGATTATACACTTAGGTTAATGATATTCTTTGAGAAGAAGTTGGTGGATTTAGGTATGTATTCGGTATTCCGTAATTTATTCATGTGTAATTCACGAGTACTTACTTCGGTAGAAAAGGAAGGTTTATATCTAGATACTGAGTTCAATAAAAAGCTTTTGGAAGAATATAAACCAAAAATAGATGCTGCTAGAGACGCAATATACGCTTTGCCAAGAGTAAAGAAATTCGAAAAGAAGTATAACCAAGAAAAGATTGATAAGTATATCCAATCTATCGAATCAGAACTTGAAGAGTTAGATTATAATGACCCAAAGGATAAACGTAAGATTGCATCAAGGGAACAGAAAATTTCAAATATCAAGGCAGGTATATTCACAACTAAAAAGGAACAAGAATTAATAAGGCCCATTAATTTGGGTAGTCCAGTTGATTTACCTGCATTGATGTATTCGGATGATGGTTTTCATTTTGATGTGATTAAGGATAATGAATCTGGTAAACCAAGTACTGATGAAGAAACTCTTACTAACCTTAGGTTAACGATTAAAAAGCCAGATTCACCAAAGGCAATATTCCTTGATAAGCTTCTTGAATTACGAGGGTTAGAGAAAATGTATAAGACCTATATTTATGGATGGTGGGAAAAGGTACAAGATGATTCTAGATTACACGGTAGGTATAATATACATGGTACAGACTCTAATCGGTTTAGTTCTGCAGACCCAAATATGCAGCAGATACCAAAGACATCGGTAGACCCCAATATCAAGAAACAATTAGTTGCTCCTCCGGGATATTTATATATGGCATTTGACTACTCACAGGCAGAGTTAAGAATGATGGCTCATCTATCGGGTGATGAAACATATCTTGATGCTTTTGCAAAGGGGGCTGACCCTCACTTGGGTATAGCAGCAGCAAAATATGGAGTATCAATTGAGGAAGCCTCTAAAATATACGAAGATGAAAATCATCCTGACCATAAATTATGGAAGACTAGAAGAAAACAAGCTAAGCAAATTGCATTCGGTTTGATTTATGGTATTGGAGAAGCTTTACTTGCAGTAAAATTATCCGACCCAAAAGCTGGTATTATAGTTACTAAAGAAGAAGCCCATAAAGAAATGGCAGAGTTCTTTGAGAAACATCCAAAGATACTTAAATTCAAAGAGAAGCAAGAGAAATTCCTGCGTAAGCATGGGTATTATACCCAGTTATTTGGTACTAAGAGAAGATTACCCCAGATATACTCAAACGACAAACAAGAAGTTGCTTATGCTATTCGTTTGGGACTTAATTTCCCATGTCAAGGTGCTGCAGCAAATATGACCAACTTCGGAGCTATTCTTGTTTATTGGTTAATGAGACAAGGTAAATTACCAATGATGAAAGAAGCTTGTACGGTACATGATGCAGTATATATGTATTCTAAACCAGAAGATATAAATACCTGGACTGTATATACCATTTGGAATATCCTACGTAATCCAAGTACTAAGAAGTATTTCGGTTTTCAAGTAGATGACGTAACTCTATCAATGGATTTTACAATAGGCCGGTCTATGGCAGAAGAATTACCATTTATGCCCGGATATGATTATACTAGAATGTTAAAACCAGACTTTTCGGTAGAAGAGTACATGGAGGAATACCATAAGTTTAAGACTCGTAAAATTGGTAATTTTAGTGCAGCTTCACCAGAAGTATTTATGGAACTATATAAAAAGGAAATCCATAAATATCAACGAGAATATGAAAAATCGAGAAAAGGGTAATATACCAGGATTTAGTAATTACTACATATCCCGTACTGGGAAGTTATATTCGAAATTTACTGGTAATTGGAGATTGGTAAAACCTGCTATGAAAGATAATGGTTATTTATCTAACTCTTTAGTAGGAGATGATGGTAAACGGAAGAATTTCTATAGACATAGGTTAGTGGCTTCCACTTATATACCTAACCCAAACCATTATCCTCAAGTATGCCATAAAGATAATGACCCTGAAAATAATAGAGTAAGTAATCTATATTGGGGAACTGCTAAGATGAACATGGGTCAATGTATAGAAGATAAAAGGTTCTATTTTGTTGGCAAAGAACGAGAACGTAAGGTAAATGTAGAATTATTAATTTCTAGGTACATAGAAGGTATACCAAGAAAGGATATACTAGAAGAATTTGGTATCTCAGTTGGTGTATTGTATAAAATATTACGGTATAATAACATAAAACTAAGAAAATGAAAAAGATTTTGAACGGACCCACGATATGGCGAGCTAAATGCCCAGTATGTGATTGCGAATTTGAATACGATGCTTGTGAAATACGTAGTGAATTTTTAGAATCTCCTACGGATTATGAGATTATACGAGTAGTAGAATGCCCAAGCTGTAAATTTAAGATAAATCATAAAGAAAATCCAAAATCACCTACAGAAGTGAAGAAAGAGGATACTATGTCCACATAAATAAAATAAATTTATGAAACCATGGCAACAAATGAGGAATATCAAAATGCGAGTAAATTAACTGCCCTTACCTATATGATTGCAGGATGTTTGGGTTATTCTATTGAGAATCTGTTTAAATACCTGGATGCTACGAATTTAAAGGTAAGTGGACAAGAAAAGATGTTATTCAATAGAGTAAAGACCCAATTACATCAATTACAGACTAACCTTACTACATTAGAGGATATGGCTTTTAAAGTAATGGCCACTGATGAGGATGGGAAACTTGCTTATGAAGATGCTACTCATATTTATTGGGCAGCTTTCTTAGTATTATTAGATAGAGGGGGAACTGATAACTTATGCGACTTACGATTAAGAGCTTTAGTAGATAAGATTAGTCCCTATAAATCTCTTCTTAGATTGCCTGGTATGAGTTTAGCTTATCAAATGGCTTTTGCTCAAGTATCTAATGCTATAAGTAAAGGCGAATTTAGTAAGGAAGACTTTAAAAACCTATTAGAAGTTTATGAAGACGGAGCTAAAAAAACTAAAGGTTAAATTTGAAGGTAAACTTATTGAGATTGATATTCAAAAAGAATTGTCTATCAATGAGAATATCATTAATTCTCAGCTACGAGAATCTCCTTCTAGTTATTATATTCTTTGTTCTCTTAGAGATAAGTATATAAAGGAAAGAGATTTACTAGCAAGGGAAAAGGATGAAGCCTATTCCAATGCTTGGGTATATTATAAGGATGCCAATGAAAGGTGGAATAACGAATATGTTTCTCATAAGGCAAATCTTAACAAGAAGTATTCTTCCATTTATGAGAGATACTTAAAAGCTGTAGAAAAAGCAAATAAGTTCATAGCTATATGTAAAGCTTATGAGAGTCGGGAGAATATATTAAGAACTATTAATGCGAATCTAAGAAAGGGTTAACCCATTGAACTATAAATAATTACTAACTTTTAAAAACAGTATTAGAATATGAATTATTCAATGACATTTATCTCACCTCTTGTGGCTGAGAAATTTAATCAAGAATTACCTGGATGCCCTACAGAAAACCGGGTACTTATTTTATCTCCAAAGGAGGTAAACCAAACTAAATCGGGTTTGATTATCCCTGAACAAGTAAAAGAGGGAGTTCCTCGTAAAGGAGTTGTAGTAAAGAGTGGGGAGATTACAGAAGAATATAAAACCTATCGGGAATTGGTGAGCATAGGTAGGATAGTTACCTATGGTTTGTATGCGGGTAAAGAACTTGAATTCGAAATAGATAAACTATCTCCTGCTCTCAAACAACTTTTAGAGAAAAACGTTCTTACCGTATTGAGTATGAACGAAGTAGTTTACTCAGAACCGAATAATTAAAACTAATCATTATGATAAAAGACAAGAAGAAAAAGAAAGTTTCATCAGAGGGACTTTCTACAAAAGAAAAGATGCTAGCTAGAAAGAAACAGCTAGAATCCAAGGGAAATGGTAGTGGGTTAGTATATCCAAAAGAGGGAACTCTGAGGATGAGAATTAAATCTCCGGGTGATGACCAAGAATTGGGTATCGAAATTATTCAATTCTACCTGGGTGGCAATTTGGGAGGAGTTATATCTCCGGCTACTTTTGATGAACCTTGCCCATTCATGGAGAAATACCAAGAATTGAAAAACTCCAAGGATGAAGACGACAAGGAACTTGCCAAGAATCTGGTACCAAGAAGAAGATATGTTATTGGTGGTATAATCTATTCAGATGAAAAGGGTAGTAAGGTAGATTATGAAGGCAAAGATAAGGGAGTTTTAGTTCCTCGCTCAGTATACCAGGATATCATTGACCTATACCTTGATGAAGATGAGGCAGGTGATATGACAGATCCAAAAACTGGATACGATATCAAGGTAATTCGTTCCGGGTCTGGTAAACTAGATACCACTTATTCTGCTCGTGCTTGCAAACCAACTAAGTTGGACAAGAAATATCAAGGTACAATTGACCTTGAGGGGATAGTTCGTTCTCAAATCAAATCCTATGATGAGTTGGAAGATTTACTTTCACAGTATCTAAACGAAGACCATGGGGATGACGATGATGACGATAAGTCAAAGAAGAAAAAGAAAAAGGGAGTTCACAAAGACCATTACATGGAAGATGATGAACCCAAGAAAAAGAAAAGAAAATACAAATCGGATATTTAAGGGTTAGTAATATGGTTTCATTCGAAGGTGGTAATTAGATTCGTTCTGTTATCACCTTCTTTAGTTTAAAGACATTACATTATGGCAAAGAAATCTAAGGTTGGTTTAAAAGTACCAACAGCAAATGAGATGGCAAAGAAATATGGGAGTATGATTAAATTAGCTTCAGAAGTTACTGATACCGATTTATATATACCGTCTACTTTCTTTGCTTTGAACTACTTATTCGGTAAGGGTATTCCTTATGGTAAAATCGTTGAGATTGCTGGAGAGGAATCCTCTGGTAAATCTTTAGTGGCTTATAACTTTGCTTATGCTACTCAACAACTTGGAGGTCATGTGATATGGGTAGATGCTGAACAATCCTGGATGAATTCTTGGGCTGAAATAAATGGGGTAGACCCCGCAAGAGTAACCATTGTTAATGATACCCGTATTGAATATATTGCAGACGTAGTGGCAGACTTAGCAATATATTTACGTTCTCAATTAACTCACAATGAACCGATACTCTTAGTAATCGATTCCATTGCAGCTACTGACTGTACTGATAATATAGATGCTAAGATGGTTGATGGTAAGGCAGAGATGGGAGGTAGAGCAAAGGCTCTTTATAAATACTTCCGTATCAGAAGTGAATTATTCTACAAACTGGGAGTATCTCAGATTTATATTAACCAATTAAGAACTGCTTTAAATGTCGGATTTGGAAAAGATAACACAACAACTACAGGAGGTGCAGCACTTAAGTTCTACGCTTCAATCAGAGCTGCTTTCTATTCAGGAAGGTCTGTTACCATTAAACAAAATGGGAAAGAAAGGAAAGCTGGGAAACTTGTCACAATTAGACTTATTAAAAATAAGGTTGCTCCTCCTCGACCTACAATCAGCAAATGCCCTGTATATTTCAACCCTAAATTCCATGAGGTTGGATTTGATAGATGCTATGCTTTAGAGGATGTATTAGTAGATACCGATGTAATCGAAAAAACTACTGGTGGGTATAAATTGAAAGGGAAAACTCTTGCAAGAGGAGAAGAGAAATTCCAAAAGCTTTTGGAGGAGGATGATGAACTTCGTAGAAAACTTTTACGGAAAGCCGGAGTAAATACCATAGGTACTACTAAAAAACAACTGGAGAAAATAGAAACAAATCTATTCCCAGTCGATGGTGTAGAATATGAAAACTATTCAGATTCAGAAGAGGAGGAGGAGGAAGACGATGAGTAAGAAAACAATATTATTGGTTGATGGATGTAATTTACTTCACCAAAGTTTTCACAAGTTCGAAAAACTTAAATCTACCGATGGCAAACCGAGTGGGGCAATATTTGGATTTTTCAAATCTCTACATATGTATCTTACAAGGTTCGAACCGGATGAGGTTTATATTTCATTCGATAATGGTCATTCACCAGTAAGGACGAAGTTATTGCCCAATTATAAGGGACATAGAAAAAATATATCTGTAGATTACGAATCATTGCAAAAGCAAAAGGCAATTATAATGAAAATGCTGGGTATGCTAAGAATTAATTATATCTTCGATAAAAAGAAATCTACAGTATATGAAGGAGATGACTTCTTAGCATACCTTGCAATTAAAAAATTCCAATCCGAGAAAATGATACTTATATCATCGGATAAAGACTTTAATCAGTTGCTATCAAATAACCTGAGGATATATAATCCCAGAAAAGATGAGATGATAAGAATGGATAACTGCAAAGAATTATTCGGTTATCATTCTCATGAAACGGTAGAGTACCTTGCAATGGTTGGAGATACTTCTGATGATATACCAGGGTTCCCGGGTATAGGCCCAGTAAAAGCAAGGAAAATCCTTGATGAGGGTAGAATTGAGAAGTTTATTGCCCAGAGTAAGAACAAAGAATATCTTCAAATATGGAAAAGGAATGAACAGTTAATCGACCTTTTCTGGTTTGTAAGACATAATCCATTGGATAAGTTACCAATTAAGTCAAAGAAGAAGTTTAAGTATGAGAAATTCAAAGAACTTTGTATCGAATACTCTTTAGCATCATTTTTGACAAATGAATTTATAAAACCATTTAAAGCATTACATCATGAGTAAGAGAATTATGTTTGTGGGTCCCTCTGGTATAGGGAAAACTACTTTAGCTAAGTATGTAGCTAAGAGAGAAGATCTACCTTTTATTTCTGGTAGTATGTCAGATTTATTACCTGCTACTGAAGGGGTATCACATAATGAAATATTATCCCTCGGTTCGGAGGCAATGTATAAAGCAGATTTTCAACTTCTGAACAAAAGGAATAGGTTATTCAAGGATAGAGAATATTTCGTAACTGATAGGAGTTATGCAGATTTGGCTGCTTATTTTTGGTATAAGCAATCAAGAACTTTACCAGAATGTGAAATGGAACATTTTTTCTGTCAATGTAAGACTTTAATGGAAGATCAATGTGATGTAGCAATCTTCTTACCATTAAATCTAGATACTTATAAGCATTGGTCAATGGAAGATAATGGTAAGAGAATACTTAACAGATTCTTCCAAGTTCAGATATCATCTCTTATGGGGGAATTGCTTGCAAATTGGGAAATACCCACTATTTGTATATCTGAGCTCGATTTAGGTATGAGAACGGAACAAATCAATTACCATTTAGATAGGATATGGGGAAAGAAGTAATAGCAATAGCCTTTTCAGATTTACATATAAATCTATGGGCTAAGTTTAATGAGAACAATCACAGGACCCTGAATAGTTTCAGGGTTTTGTCGATTATACGGAAATTATGTAGAAGGTTTAACTGTCCTGCATTATTTTGTGGAGACTTATTTCATAAGGCCGAAACAATGGACCAAGAATTAGCAGAGATATGTTATAATGAACTAATCGAAGGATTTTGGATATATGCCATATCTGGAAATCATGATATTAAGAAAATAAGTAAGGTTGGTACTAAACCCTTTAGCTGGCTTTATCAAGTAGAGAAGTATGGTATCATGATATTAGATTATGAAAAAACCCAACTATCTTCTACACATAAAGATATTATGGTATATGGGGTTCCTTATATTGATAATAATGTGGGTCTAAGTGAATACTTAAAGAAGTTAGAATTAGATAAAAGTAAAAAGAATATTCTTTTACTACACACCGATTATCCTGGTGCAAAAGATACAGATGGTAGGGAAATAGATTCCGTAGAAAACTTAAATGTGAATGTTCTCAATAAGTTCGATTTAGTATTATGTGGGCATATACACAAACCACAAAGACTATCAAAGAAGGTTTATATGATTGGAGCCCCTAACCATCAGAGGAGAACCGATAGGGGATGTGAATTGGGGTATTGGAAAATCTATGAAGATTTGTCTCTGAAGTTTGTACCTTTGAAAAATTTCCCAAAGTTCATCGATGTAGAAAGGGAAGAGGATATTAATGATGATGGCAATTATTATACGGTAATCCCTCAAAAAGCTAGTACTCCAGTTAATAACAAACATAAGATTACTAAGCAACTTTCTAAGAAGTCTCTAGCAAAGAGATACCTAAGAGAGAAAGGTATTAAAGATGAGGTTAAAACTAATCTATTAATTGAAACACTTAAAAAGGCTGAATCATGTTAACGTTCTTAAACTTAGAGGCAGAAGGATTTTGTTCAATAGAATCCTTACACCTACAATTAAACCCAACTTGTACCATACTTATCAAGGCCCCAAATGGGAAAGGTAAAGCACAACCTTTAGAAGAACCCGTTTTAACCGCTAATGGTTGGAAAAAGATGGGGGAATTAACTCTTAATGATAAAGTAATTAACCCAGTTACAGGTAAACCTATCAAGCTATTGGGCATTTATGATAGAGGTCTGTTAGATACTTACAAAATAGCCTTTTCTGATGGCTCCCGTACTGAATGTGCTGGAGACCATTTATGGTCAGTATTCAAATCGGGTAAAACTAAAGACAGACTAAGAACCTTAGATACCGAGACTTTACTAAAGGATTATAGGGTTGAGAATAAAACTGCTCCTGGTACTTTCAAGTATAGATACTCAACCCCATTAACCGTACCAATTGAGGGTAATTATACTAAATTACCAATACACCCCTACGTATTAGGGTTTATATTAGGTGATGGTTGTATTTCCGGTAATAGGCCTACAGTTAGAGTATCTACCAATAGAGAGGATTGGCCAGAGATAGTTGATAGATTAAGGTCCTATTTGCCAGACCCAAACCTGGTTCATGAAGGTACAGAGGTAAGAGGGGCTAAACATTTTAGGATTCATGGTTTAGGTAAAGAACTCAAGGATTTAGGATTAATTGGTTGTAAGTCTAAAGATAAGTTTATACCAGAGTTATATTTGAAGTCATCAATTGAGAATCGTAGATTATTATTAGCTGGTTTATTAGATACTGATGGATGTGTTGGTTCCAAAAAGAAAACCTCAAAGGTTTCTACGTATTCATCTAAGAGTGAGCACTTAAGAGATGGCATTAGCTATTTGGTAAGATCCCTTGGAGGCCTATCTACTAAAAATGAAAGTACCCGGTTTAAGTATGGTAGGTATACTACTTCATATATGTGTTCAATACGACTAGCATTTAACCCTTTTCTAAGGAAATATAAAACTAAATCCTATGGTGAGTTTACCAGGAGAAATAGAATGGTAAATACCATAAGAAATATTGAATATATAGGGAAAAAGGTATGTAGGTGCATTAAAGTAGATTCTTCAGAAGGCCTATATATTACCAGAGATTTTATAGTTACCCATAATTCAACTATTCTCTCTGCCTTGGTATGGGCAATATATGGGAAAAACCTAAAGGGTGTTTCTGAGGTAAATACTTGGAAGCAAGTAAGGCCCAAAGATTACAAGGGTACTAAGGTACAAGTATACTTTCAGAAAGATTCTCATACATATAAGATAGTTAGGTGTCAAAAGTATGATGAAGTACTTGAGGATGGTGCTAAAGGTAAAGACAGACTTATCTTCATGAAGGATGGGGATATAGTTGATATCAAAGGGAAGGGGAAGATACAGGATTCTATAAACCGAGAGATAGGTCTATCATATACTCTGTTTATGAACTCAATTATGTTTGGGCAAGGTATAAAAAGACTCATACAAGAATCTAATTCTGATAAGAAAAAGATATTCGAAGAAGTATTCGATTTGGAGTTCTTAAACCTTGCTAAAGGCATTGCATTACAAGATAAAAATAACTTGATATCTCAAATAAACGAAGTAGAGCATGAGTCTCAAATGCTTAAGAAAGAATTAGAGGCTAATAAGGAGGCTTACTTCGATATGAGAGATAGAGAAAAATCCTTCAAGCAAAAAATCAAAGAAGAAAGAAGAGAGTTAAAACAAGATAGAGAAAAGCTAACTAAGCTACTAATTGAAAAACAAAAACAAATCAAGGATGAAGTAGATGCTTCGCTTCAGATAAAGATTAAAAAACAAAATGAACTAATCCTTGATTTGAGGAGTAAGATAAAAGATGCAAAGAATTTATCGAATGTACCCCTTAAGAAAGTAATCAAAGAATTAGTAATACAGTTAGAAGCTGGTCACTACAAACGTGCATTACGTGATGCTAAATCAATATATAAAGCGTTCTCTGACCTTGACAAATATGATAAAGAATATCAAGAGGCTTTAGAGAGATTAGAAGAACTTAGTAGTGTAAATGATAGATATAAGAAATTGAAATCTGATTGTGATGATATTGCTTCTGATATTGCTTCTATTGACGAAGATTTGGATAAGCTCAAACAGGAAAAGCTTAAGGTTATGTCTCCAAAGTATAAACAAAAACTTAAAGAGATTAGGAAAAACTTACGGAAGGTTGATGAGGACTTTCATAATAAAGAATTAGAGTTAGAGAATTATAACTGGTTAATTAATGACCCATTGGGTAATAATGGGATTAAGGCATACTTATTCGATTCATCACTCGAGTTCTTAAATAAATGCCTCGATAAATATTCAGAGGTATTGGGATTTAGGATTGAATTTAATATAGATTTGGGCACTGCTAGAAAAGAATTTGTTACTCTTATTGAAAGAGATGGGCAAATAATTGATTATGATGAACTTAGCGGTGGAGAAAAACAATTATGTAATGTTGCAATGGCATTTGCAATGAATGAAGCTCTTACGGCTTCTAAGGGTATTAACTTAGCATTTCTCGATGAGGTATTTGAATCTTTAAGTTCAGATAATGTAGAAGTAGTTACCTCACTAATACGTCACATATTCAAAGAGAAAACTCTATTCTTGATAACCCACTTAGATTCACTTCCTCTTGGTAATACCAAAATTCTGCAAGTGGAAAAGACCCAAGGCCTGAGTAGATACCAATTACTATAATGTTATAATTAAGTTATAACAAGACAATTATGGCAAATAGTAAACGCAAAGGTAATAAATTTGAATTGAAAGTTTCCAAATGGTTTACCAAATGGACTTCTTATAAATTCGGGAGAACTCCATACTCTGGGGCAAATCATCAGAGTAGGGATTTAGCTTCTGATATCATGTGTCAGGATGAGAGACATGCTCATAGATGTAAAATATCGGTTGAGTGTAAAAACTATAAAGAGATTAAGTTTGAACATCTACTCTTAGGTAATAAGGGATGCGATATATTGAAATTCTGGGAACAAGCTTCTAAGGATGCAAAAAGAGCAAATAAAGTTCCTATACTCTGTATGAGATATAATTCAATGCCCTCAGAAGAATTTTTCTTTGTAGTTGGAAAGGATTTATCTTCCGTATTCTATAAACCCCTATTCGATAAAGCCAATATTATGGTAATTGATGTACCAAAGATAGATGAGATTCTTTATGTATTCATGGCTAGTGACATATTGAAGAATGTAAACTATAAGTTAGTACATAAACAAGCTAAGTTAATTCTTAAAAACCGGTAACCTATGAAGAAGCATACCCCATACTCATATTGTATATTTTACCTTGAAAGGAAGTACTGTGATAAAATTAATAAAGAACTCAAAGAAAAGGGGTATGACCAAATCAAGGCAATTATTCCTATGGTAAACGTATTAAGAAAAACCACAAAAGGTAAGATGGTATTCGAAGAAGTACCAGTATTATTCAATTATGGTTTTATGAGAATGCCCACTAAATTAGCATTCTCAAGGCCCTTTCTTAATAAGTTACGTAGGAATATATCTGGTATCAGAACTTGGTTACGTAATACCGAGACAATGCACCCAAGAAAGAAAAAGGTAAGGATTGACAATGCAGAAGACTTTGATGATTTTTCTTTAGTGGCTACTTGTAGTAGAAAAGAAGTAAGGCGATTTAAACGTATTGCTAGAGAGAATAAGAAGTTTTCAGTAGATGATTTAGTCAATGTAAAGCCTGGAGATTACTTAGTATTACGGGGTTATCCCTATGAAGGAGTAGATGCCACAGTATTAGAGGTTGACCATCTTTGTAAAAGAGTAAAAGTTCTTATATACCCTGAAATGGGAAGAATGGAAGTATGGTTACCTTTTGACAACGTTATCTATAGTGTATATTTAAATCATGACCCAGATAAGCTTTATGCTAATTCTGGGGAATATGACCCTAATCAGATAACCAATGAAGCAATTGATAGTATAATGAGATATAGGAGAATTTAATGTTATGAACGAAGCTCAACAAAAAGCCTGGAGTTGTTTAATCGATAAAGAACAACAATCATTATTCCTTCAACTATCAGAAAGTAAATCTTCATGGGAAGCTGGTGAAATTTTAAAGTTATCTCATTACAAGTATCTTGAAATCCGGGAACGGTCAGAGAAATTCTTTAGGCTATTCTCGGATTTTTTTGAGAAACACACTTCTATTTTTCGACCAGATTGCCCCTGTGAGAGGAATTTCCAAGATTATATGGAGGGATGTTTAGAGAAACGATTAAAAAGAAAAGAAGCAAGCTTATTCACAGGAGACTCAGCTCAATTACTCCCAAAGGTAAACTCTAAAAATATAGAGAGAAACATGAAGAGGTTAAAGGAGTCTGAGGATGAATGGGATATGGACACTCTAAGATTAATTCTTGAATTTGATAGGTGGAATAACTTTAGAATACTTCCAAGGATGCTACAACAGCCATCTGCATTTAAAAGGCGGTCGAATAAGAAGGATAAGATATATATCAAGTATCTTCTTAATAGAGTACCGGATTGGATGCACACTAAACTCAAGGAAAGGTTTAGGTATAAAGTAAAACCAGGAAAGAAAAAGTATTGGGTAGCTTTAATATCTGAGGACCTATATACCGATGGTTATCTATTGTTACCAGTAAGACCTTTGGATGAAGTAGTAGATGAATTTAGTAGATTTTACATGTATGTATTTAAAACTAAAGATGATGCTGATACCTTTGGTTTTATGGTATCTAAGTTCATGATTAAAACCGAATCTGTTAAGCTTGGACAAAAATTCTGGCCAGAGTACCGTTGCTGTGTGGAAAGAGCAGTAAACTATAATCAAGTGAACAACATAGAATTCAATATTAAGAAATTGGATATGGCTTATAACACACATATCAAGAGAAAGCATAAAAAACCTAAATCCACTGCTGCGAACCGAGCAAAAACCTCGGATTTTTATAAAAATAAATAGAGAAATAAGATAAGATTAAATTATTTATTCTTATATTTGCAAAGAAAATAAATGAATACTTAAAATATTAATGATATGGCAAAAAAGAGTAGAAAAGACATGAAAGCTCCATCCAAGGAGAAATCAAATTTCCTTGGTGCTTCTGGGAGAAACATGACTTATAAGGATTTAAAGAGAAAGGCTATCATATTAGGGATGCCTTTCCCTGATGCTTGTTCTGCTGGGGTATTTGACTTATTACATTATATCAATGTATCAGAAGAAAAGCCAGATAAATCGTTAATTGATAAATATGACGATTGGATGGATAAGCAATTAGAAAATATTGGGTATTCGAAAGATGACCCATTAAGAAATTCCAGATTAAGGCTTGGGTTTCTCGGAGAAGAAGGGGAAAATGGGCAAAGAAGAACCAAACGAGTTCCTGGGATAAAGAAACCTCGAGAAAAGAAACCACCAAGAGAGAGGGATGAATTTAATCTTATCAAGGGTACAAAGAAATCTTATGTATTCGAATTAACTGCAAAAGGTTTTGAACTTGATAGAGTTATTCGGAGAATGAAAAAGAAATTCCCCGAAGCAAATGAGAAATCTATCAATCTTTGGTATAGAATGGCAAAGAGGAATATAAATGGTAAAACTAAAGGAAAGTAACAACGGACCCATACGACCAGATAGATATTATATATGGACTTGGAGACCAGATACTACCAATAAGATTGTTACTGAAAAGAAATTATATAGGAAACATCTAACCGGTATACCATATTTTACTAGACACCAAGTAAAGGTTACCTTAGTTTATCTTTATGGTGTAGATGTTCTTCAATATATCCATATAATATCTGGGAGGAAACTTATAAAACAAGGCATTAGAGAATTATCCGATATGAATGGTAAACTTCTTAAAAAGGGTAGTACTAAATTCTGGTTTAAGGGTAAATTCGTAAAAGCAAGGAAGTTCATAATGCCCGATGAATATCACATAGATAAACACCGACGAAGAAGATTTATGGTACAAATGCACCGAGTCTTTAAGTCTAAAGGAAAAAAGGAATTCAATGAAAGGTACTCAATCAAACTCTATGGACAACGGCAAGGCATATCTCCCAAGTATACAAGGCAAAAGAGATTACAAATTAATCTTGCTATCCTACAGGATTTACAACAGGCTGAGTCAAGAGGAGAAAAATAAATTCAATCTGTTATTCCTGCAGTATCCTCCATTGGTAAGTTCATTGGCTTTATATTTAAGAAAGAAGATGAACATCCCAATACAAAAGGTACTATTTATCAAAGCACAAAGGGATATGCTTGAAATATTCGATGAGGCATCACTTAAATTTTTAGGGTATTTGCCTAAAGAAAGGTTTATTAAGAAGTCTTTATTATTTCAAGGGTTTGTTCCATTAGAGAGTATTAAACTTAGAAGGTCTTATGCTTATATAATGACAAATAGGATGATAGAAAATAAAATATGGGTCTACCCAATTCGATTATCCGATAACTATAAAACAATGATAAAAGGGAAATACAAATCCTATACCGAAGTATTTGGGAAGGTGGGTATTCCTGGGATAACTAAAATTAAATATAGCAATGAATAATAACGAAGGTTTTAAAATCACAGCACATCAACCAGCAAACCCATTTGCAGGTAAGAAGTTTAAGATAGTCACTTATCAAGGTGACAAGGAACTTGCCTCTCAGGCAATAACAATTGAATCTCAATTAGAATTAAAGACAACTCTAGATGAGATAAAACAATTCAATATTGCTCAGGAGGAATTATTAAAATCTGGGTATACTCAGAAATCCATACTGGTAAAGAAACTTATAACAGAGTGATATAAATAAATTATTAACCAACTTAAACATTACGAAAATGGCTAAGAAGAAAAAAGAAGTGGAACTGAAAGAAGTTTCCAGAACAGAAATCAATGGTGCAATCATCATTAAGTACGAAGACGGCTCAGTAAAGATTATCCCTGCTCCTATCATGCTTTCTGCCGAAGAAGCCGAAGACCTTTTTGGTTCTGAATCCGATGACGAGGAAGAAGAAGAAGAGGAAGAATCAGACGATGATGATGATGATTCAGAAGAGGAAGAAGAAGAGGAATCGGATGATGACGATGAGGAAGATGATGATGATGATGATGATGATGATTCCGAAGAGGAAGAAGAAGAGGAAGAACTGACCGGTGAAGAACTTGCCGAAATGGACTTCGAAGAACTTGAGGATGTCTGCGACGACAAAGATCTTGAAACTGACCCAGACGATTACGATGAAGACGACGTCGAAAAACTTCGTAAAGCAATTGCCAAAGAACTCGGTCTCGAATTGCCGGCAAAGAAAGAAGCCAAAGGTAAGGGCAAGAAAGGGAAAAAGTAATCTGGTAACTGTATTCAAGATTTAAAAGAAGGTAGGGAAATTTCCCTACCTTTACTATCAACTATTAATAAACGTAGAAGTTTACTTATAATAACCATTAACTTATAAAACATTAAAAATTATGGCAACAAAGAAATCAGACTCCAAGAAGAAAGGGGATAAAGAAAAAGACCCCGAAAAAGAAGCTAAACGTAAAGCTCGTCAAGAGGCACTCAAGAATCGGCCGGCTGAACAACGCCCTAACAGCAAGCAAATCGACGTTATTGCCATTAACGACAAATCCAAGGTAATGAACTTTGGTTATGCCGTTAAGAACAAGGAAGGCTATCAGGGTGTAGTGGTTACTTCTGTATTGGTTACGGATGGCAAACCGGTATCAACTTCAGTTTCATTCGTTCCGGGAACTCTTACCGTTAAGTCTAAGAAAGGACATGGCGTTATTTGTTCTCCGAAAAACAAAAAGGCTAAGGAAGAAGAAGAGGAAGAATCAGAAGATTAAACTCTAACTTACTAACTACTATCCCATATGTCTGCTATATAAATTTAGAGTTTAAGTTCATATGAATAACATCTACACTTAGGATGTTGTTCAGCCAAAAGCTCATTGCCTGCGAAGGTAGTGGGCTTTAATTTTTTATACCCATGGAAGAAGAGAAATTAGCAATTCGAAAGAATATTCGAATACTTGCATTGGATAATCTAATAAATACTTATACTGATGTACTAGAAGATAAAGAATTAAACCTGGGACCAGATGAAAGGGAACTTGCCATCAATATAATAAATGAGGCAAGAGAAATGCTATCAGAAGAAACTCAGGAAGTATCTAACCAAGTAATGCAAAGACCCAAATGGAAAAAGACTTAAGATTATTAGTGGGAAACATTAATCAAACTCTCAGAGAATTAGATTATGTTTCGTACCTTAAAAAGGTAGCTCTTAGTAAGGGTAAGAAAGGCGAATACCAATCCCATAGGTTGAAGAGTAATTATCTGAAAAGAAAACTCATATCTCTTAAAGGAGCCCTGAATAAAAAACTTCATGGGACTTATATTGTTGCCCAATTTAATTTTATAAGGGGGGAACAGAAAGAAACTTTTGAACAAACTTTTACGGACTTATCTCAGAAAGAGGTAGAAGATATACTTCAACTCGAGGCAGTTTTAAAACAATGCAGTTTAGAAATCCTAGAAATTAAAGAAATCCCAACCCAAATTAGGAAGGTATAACTATAGTATTATGTAAATAGGAAATTCAATTATTCACCTAATATAAATGAAAATGGCTAAGAGAACAGAAAAGAAGAGTAAATCGGAATCCAAGACTCCGGAACTCACAAAGGCTAAGAAAGCTTTGGATGCTTACCTTAAAGAGAACAAGTTGGACCCTACTAAGGATTGGACCAAAGACAAGAAACATGGTAAAAAGGTTACCGAACTTGTAAACAAGCTCAATAAGGAAAGAGACAAAGTTGCTGCTGCCTATCCTGAAGCTGACCAAGAGAACAACAAGAAATTGGTAAAACTCAAGGAAAAAGAGAAGAAGGAAAAAGATGAGAAGAAGGCTGCCAAAGAGAAAAAGGAAAAGAAAGGAAATGGTGGTAGAACAGCTACCAAATACGATTATCCTCTCATCGATGGCAGAGAAATGACTTCGGCTGAGAAGAAAAAATACCGTATGGAGCAAAGAAAACTTGCTTCAGGTAAGGCTCCTAAGGAGGAAAAGGAAACTAAGAAAAAGAAGGAAGAAAAGGTAAAAGAGAAACCGGCTTCCGATAAGAAAGATAAGAAGGCCGCTAAAGAAGAAGATTAATAAGAGCACTTTTTACTTTTACTTATCATATTTTTGAGTATTCGTTAATAATGGTAGAAGGCCTGGCAATATAAAAATTGTTCAGGCCTTTTATTTTCTAATTAAGTCGAAAATGGAACAAGAAGTATATAAACCAAAACTTAGAATCACTACACTATCAGAGAATGGTACTCCCTTATCAGATAGGTTGGTAGATGCTTATACCGAGATGAATTCAGGTCCAAAGGTACAGCATAACGGTCCCATAAGAGTAGAAGTAACTCTTACTAATAAACAAGATATTGATAACTTCAAAGAATACTTAGATAGGTTATCTGGTACATTGCCTGCTAAGGCACCTAATGTGGGCAGAGGAAGACCTGCAGGGTCTACAACTAAGGAATTGGAATCACCAAGGGAGGATATTCTTGCAGATGTAAAAAAAATGATTGAAGAGGGTAAAAGCCAACAAGATATCATTAAATATCTTAGGGGATTGGGATTTGTATTTATCCTTACTGAAGATTTTCTATTTCACTTTCCTGGATTTGAGTTTAATAAAAAAGATGTGGGAGAAGCAACAGACAATAAGCAATATCCCAATTCATTTTCTTGGATGGCAAGATGTATCAAACGAGCTAAGGACCCAAAAGCAGATAAATTTGACCCAATGGTAATCTTTGGTTTTAGCATTCTTGGGGGACCCTCGAAAAAGATTATCCCATATCTCTATAAGGAAAGGAAGAAACCATTAAGAGCCCAAGTTGGTAAAAACGTAATCTCCTTCTCTCAGGCAGAATTCACTAAACTTCCCAAGTATATGAGGGAAGATGAACGTATTAAGTTCTCTACAGAGCAAAGACAATTACTTCTCAATCCAGAAAAGAAGCCTTCTAAATTCTTTATGCGATGGGTAGATGATGCTATCTTCCCCGACTCAATCAAGGAAAAGATAGAGGAAATCAAGAACCGCTAACACTTACCTCCGTATTTATTAAAAGAGTATTTTATATAAAATAATTTTAGTATATTTGCATAAAGAAAATTTAATTATGGACAAGGAAACAAAAGACATCGTAAAGCTCATTGCTAGTATTCAGATTGAATCACTCAACTCAATCAAAGAGGATGTTAAAAATGGGAATGACATTGCCCAAGACTTAATCAAAAAACTCCTTCAGATTGAGGATGACGAAATAATTCGAGCACTAGATGAGCACATTGAATTATACGTAGAAATGGAGAATACCCCTCAACTGATAAATATGCTAAGTGAATACCAAATGCTGGTATGCTCTCACATATTGTTCAGAATGGAAGATGAATGGGTACATACTAATTCTCAGGGAGTACTTGGTACTTGGGCAATATTCCAGAGGGCAAATCTCAAATTCCACCCAGAACTAACACTTTTAAAATTTTAATATAGACATGGGAAAGAACGAATACTTAGAATCAGTAGAAATGAACACTGGAGTCGAAATGATTCCTTGCGAATCCTCTAATATTGAGGGCTTTGGTTATGACTCAAAGAAGAAACAACTTTGGGTTGCTTTTAAAGGTAATCGAGTTTATCGCTATGATGATGTACCTTATGAAATCTGCAACGGTTTACATCAAGCAGAATCAAAAGGTAAATACCTTGCAAAGAACATTAAAAATAAATTCGAAACTACAGGTTATGAACTCAGAAACTAAATTCATATTGGGCCTGGTAACCTTGGGGGCAGTGATTTACTTTATTGGTGAGAATAAAACTCATCCAGTAGAAGTGAGCACTGCTCCTTCTCATTTTGAAAGTCCCATAACCAAGTTAATCTCTCTTCAAGATAGCATGGGCATTAAACCAAAAGAAGAGAAGAAGCAATGGTATAAATATAGGGTAGAAATAGAAACGATTCCAGAAAATCAAATCTATAAGATTGAGAAATCTGGATACCAGCAATATGAAGTTTCTAGATTGGGTGAAACTTATTCTTATGTAACCTACGAATTTACCTCAGACAAGGTAATGACTACTCAAGAAGCCTATGACTTCGTAAAGAAATATCCTGAAAGATGTACAAGGGTACCCAATACATCACAAGATAACATTTACGATAAATATAACGAGGATTATGAAGATTACATAAATGATCCAGAGGATGAAATTAACTATCCTCCAGAAATCTTCGACTTCCTAGCCGATTAACCCGAGCAAATAGAAAATAATTCAAATAAAATTTTTCTATTTAAAATAAAGTTCTTATATTTGTATCAGAAAAAGAAATTAATCATTTTACTAACATTTTAAATATAGACATTATGAAAAAGAATGAAACAAAGGTTACTAACCTGGTTGCAACTAAGGTTGCCGAACAACTTGAAGGAATTAAAAATTCTAAGACTGCTAAGGCTTCTGCTCCTAAGGCCAAAAAGACTAAAAAGGAATTGGTAAAAGATGCTCAAGAAGCTGCCACTAATTTTGCCAATGCCAAATTGGTAGAACTCTCTCCCAAAACCCAAACTTCCAAAAAGGAACAGGTTGTCAAGGAAGTTAAGGAACAACAAAAACCATCCATCATCGAACAGGTAATTTCTAATCGGGAAGTTAAATACGTATATCCTGCCGATGTAGTTGATACTCTTGCTCGGAAGAAATGGAGACAACAAACTCGAAACGAACTCCATCGATTGGAACTTGCAATGGCTCGTATCAAAGATACAAACTCTAAGGAGTTTAAGGCTGCGGCTAAAGCCTATGAGGACTTTAAAAAGAAGGTCCTCAAACCAGAACAAGTTGCATAAACCTTTATTAACCAGGTGCCCGGGATAATTACCTGGGCATCTCAATTCATACAAAATGGATTACACTATCTTCTCTGATAAAGAGATGCTTAAGCAGGACAAAGAACTTGTCGATTTACATAAGCGATGTTGTAAGTCCTATCTAATCCAACATTCACTTAAGCACTCCAAGATTAAGAAGTTCTTTATCGTTTACGATTGGTATATAAATACTGATAACGTAAGGAATTTCTTTTTCAGGCCTATAAACCTTTTCATTCAGGCATTGCTTTTAGGGCAACTTGATGAAATATCCGATTACATTAATCCTAACAAAAATGGAAAACGAAAAAAGAAACGAACCCGAAAAGTATAACGTACTTTATTGCAAAGGCAAATATCAGTATAAATCTAAATATCCCCAAATAGAAACTAAACATAAGGTTATCTATGCAGGGCCAGTAGAACCAATGGCACCCATCTGGGGTAATGTATCAGATATATTAAGGAAATCTGATAGAATTTGTACTGAATCTCGAAGAGAATTAAAGAAGTTAGAGGAACGTTCACAGAATAACCTTTACTTCAAGAAAAATGGTATTACTCATATAATCGTATACAAATGTTTAGAGAAATAGTTAAAGACCTATATATAGGCAAATCTAAGTTAACCATAGAATGTAACCAAAAGGAAATACCCCAAACTACTCTGGTTCAAGACATATTACAGAATACTGGATTTACGGGTAATATGCCCGACTACGGTACCTATGGTAATTTCAAGGATGGGAAATTTGAGATTACTCCAATGATGCCTAAGCATTGCTTATTTATTACTGGGGTACCCAAAGGGGCAATCCTTGATAATTTCCGAGTTAGGAGAACCTATTGGTCCTCTTATTATGAGGATGATGTAAGAGGGTACTTATTTCAAATTACAGATGAAAGTATACCTCGTTTAATAATCACAAACTAAATCTATATGGAAGCAATCGATTACGTAAAATTATTTAAACTCGACCAAGAGAATTATGACTTTAAAAGGGAAGAGTTTATATCCGAATTAGGTAAAGAATTTCTAGATTATTGCCAAACCACTACAATTGGGATAGATAAAAAGACTGGCAATATATACTACTACCGATTTAGGGAAATAGTTAAGAATTTCGAAACTAAATTCTGGGCAATCTCAGAACTTAAAATAGGAGAACCATTAACTCAGAAATTATGGAATGCCTTTTTCGCTACTCAGGTAGTTCCCCTAAGGCAAAGGTTATTCCCAAAGGTTCAGAAATTAATCGAAGAGCAAAAGGGGATAACCAATAACCGTAGTAAACAAGACAAAAAACCTACGAACCATAAAAAGGCAAACTATGGCAAGGGAAATCACAGACCTGCATGGGAATAAATTTAAGGTAGGAGATTATAAACTTTGCCTTAATATTCCCATCACTGGGAAAGGTAATTTATTATTCACCAGGGACCTAATCTCTGGTGAACCTTTTAATTTATCAGTAAGTAAGAAAAAATATAAGGGATATTTCTATAACCTATCTTTGAATCTGTATGTAAGGTTCGATTTAGAGTATATGGGTTATGATGAAAGTTCCGATATCAGAAAATCTCATTTGTATGTCAGAAAAGGAAAATAAGATAGTAAGATTCCCAAGACCTATGGGGACTACTGCAATGGCATTAGAATATCAGAAGAACCCAAATGATGAACTTCTGATAAAGATACACAACTACATTATTAATCAATGGCTGATGGGTAATGGAGTATTATGTGGTATCACTTATGATATAAATACATTCTCATATCGTATGGGTATAGATATCAATTACATACGAGTATTTATGAGAGATAGGCTATTAAGCTCTAGAATATGGGATAAAGATAAAGCAGAAGATTTACTACAAGCATTAATGGGAGAACAACTAGCATGGGCATTAGAAGACCGTATGGAAATAGCCCATCAGGTTAATATCCTAAGAGAATCTCAGGGAGGGAAATACGTACCGTTTATATCTGCCGAGCTGGGAAAGGCCCTTAAATTAAAGCTTGAATCCTCTACATCTCTGCAATCAATAGTACGTAATCTTACTGGAGGAAGTACTACAAATATCTTTGCCCAATTTAATCAACAGAACAACGTAACACAGCAAAATGCAATCACCGTTGAAGAGGCACGTCAAATCGTATTGGAATCACAAAGGGTATTAGATAAACCAGAAGAGGCTAAACTATTGGAAGACAGGTATGACATTAAGTCATTACCCGAAGTAGTTGCTACTAAACAAGAAGGAGTAGATACCAGTAAAGAGGGTCTTAACCTTAATAAAGCAGAGCTAATGCAAATTACTGATGATTATAAGGGAGCTATGTCTTCATTCTCTAAAGAACATCATGAACTACGTAGAGAAATCGAAATGCGTATAGACCCAGACGAAGAAGACCCAGAGTTATATCAATATGAAGACTTTGAGAAAGAAGAAAAAGAGGATGGCTCATTTGCATCTCAATTCCTCCGAAATAGTAAGCTCCCATAGTTATATCCGGATATTGCATATTTAAAAAGAAAGAATTATATTTGCATATCAATTTTAAAATAGACAAAAATATGGAACTACCAAAGACATCTTACAAAGAGACTCGGGTTAACAAGGTTAATCAGGGTACATACTTTAAATTAAAACCAACTGATACTGCTCCAGTATGGGTAAGAGACCATTATGATAAATCATCTAAGACTTATGCTTGCCATAAGTATGATGACTCAAATCACGAAAAATTTCTCAAGGGAACAAGGAAAATATACATTGACTTTACATTTTAATCACATGAACTTATTTAAACGAAAGAGATGCTGTAGTGAACTCATTGCTATTAAAAATGGCAACTTAGTATTCGAATTGAGTAATACTCATATCAATGCTGCTTATAATACTTTACAGGCAATAATGAGGAAATCGGGTATATTCGATGAGAATCTATATTTTGACTTGTACCGAGAATATAGAAGACATTATGCTATATACGACGTAGTACCATCATTGTTAAGGTATAAGATACCCTTGATATTTTCAGGTAGATATCCTAAAAATCTATTCGATAATCAGTTTACCTTTGAGGAATTGATACCAAATGCTATGGTATATCATAGCTTACCAGAAAATTTCAGATTACCGGAAAGCTTAGAGAAAATCCTTTTAAAAGTAAGGAAAAGGGTATCTGCTTATATAGACCAAGAGGGTATATCAGACCAGGGTTATAGGGATTTGGTTCGAACAAATTTCGTAAAACAATGGGATGTATTTAGAAAGGACCCATCTCTTATAGATTGCTATATGGATGCTCAATTGGGCATGCTATATATGTGGGCTAGAGTAGAAAATAAAACAATCGTAAAGAATATAATCGAAAGAACTCAAGATGAACTAGCTCAAGAGTTCTTATCTAAATATCAACAAAATGGAGAATAAAGAGAAATTTGCTTTCCGAAAGGTTAAAATGTCGGAAGGTGTAGAGGTAGAATTTATTAAATTACTTACCTCAGTAGAGACTAAAAATGATGAGGATGTAATTAAAGCTTTTAAAGTTCAATTATCCTCTGGAGTATTAACTTGCCATGCAGAAATGTTATCTAGAACACCAAGCCAGATAATATTTCAAACATCCCAGTTCAGTAAACCCTATAACTTTTATAAAAACTGGGAACTATGGGTATTCTCTAATATCCTGGGTGTATGGACTTTAAATAGGTTTAGGATATGATTACAATGAAAAACCTCCAAGTAGAGGATATAAAAGATGAATGGTTATATAATGCCTTAACACAGGGCATCAAGGAATGTATAACTGCTCCAGTCCTAACTTTGGACCCAACAAAGCCAGAACCAATTAAGAGGGCAGAAATGATACTGGAGAATTTCTCTCAGGAAGATTCTCCAGTAGTAGCTACAGTGATTGCTCCAGGCAATTTCATACAGATGATATTACCGAAACATGAGATACTTCTCTCGGTAATGTTCATCTATAAGGAAAGGAATACCTATGTACAACTTATAATACAAAAACTTGCTTATGAACGAGAAAAGACTACCACCAAGACTAATGGTTCTGCTAGTGGTACTGAAGGGTGAAAAGGTATATAAAGTACCAATTAGGTCAGAGATAGAATTAGACCATCTAAAGGATTTCAATACACTAAGAAGAATCCTTACTCCTTTAGTACAACTATATCATGGAGTAGGTTTTGATACTAGACTTACTTACGATGAATTCAGTATCTTCATTAATGACCTACAACATTTGGGATATGAACGGTTAGATGAATATTCCTCGGGTATACAAGAATTAGTAGAAGCAAAACCCATTACTGAGAATAACCAAGATGTTGAGAAAATACGAAAAGGGTTACTTATCTCTCTTAAATCTCAGGAGTTATCAGAGGTATTAGCTACTAAAATAAAGCAAGCCATACATGAAGTATTTGAAAACGAAAAGAAGAAAGGTGGACTAATGAACAAGGAACCCTCTTTAGAACCTATGGAGAGTTCAATTATAAGAGAGGCTCTATATTTGCTAACTCCCCAATTACCTTAATAATTGAAAGGCAGTGGATTAGACTGCCTTTCATAGCGTGTACACATCCTCAGCCTCCCTAAAAATAAATTAGATATATTTTTCTATAAAAATAAAAATGCTTATATTTGCATATCAATTTTAAAATAGACAAAAATATGAAAACGAACTCAGTAACTTACAATCAGGCAGACGAACTAACTAAGGTAGTTCGCAATTTCTTAGAAAAGAAATCTACATTTGAACTTGACTCCGATGAAAAGGGTCATCTCTTAAATCTTCTAATGGGACTTCTCATTCAACTGGAAGAGGATTACAAACTCAATTGCTTGGATATCAACCAAATCCAAATATATGAGACTACCTATTATACATTTACATTCGAATCAATGATAACTGCAAATACCAATCCCTATAAGGGTCAACTGGCAGATGCTGCAATTCAATTCATGAATGATTTTACCGATAATGACGGTAGGTTCATATCATTCAATCAACTCGATAGAAACAACTGGATTTTCCAACTTAATTTCTCAATCTCATGACAAAATATAACGTTAGTCCATTAGTTGCTCGGGAGATAGAATTCTCCACGGGCACTATCTTTGGTGGTAGCTGGTGCAGATACTTTATTTCAATTACCCTACACCAATGCTATATAGAAGCAACATGGAAGACCCGTCCTAAAAATGATTTAGACGGGCACAAAGAAATCTTTAACTCTTTACAGGAGTATCTAGATTGGTTTGCTAATCTTAAGAAAACTTACGGGAGGAGAATATCCCGTAAACAAATGGTATATGCTGCATACGATGAAACAACTCGTACCTTTAGTTACAAACCC